GCAGACGCAGAACGACAGCGACTGGAAGAGTTGGCACTTCACCACCAAGGACAACCCGCTGATAGACGCAGATGAGATCGAGTCGGCGAAAAAGACGCTGTCGACGTTTGCATTTAAGCAAGAATACATGGCCAGCTTCGACAACGCGGGCTCGGACGTGTTTAAGGAAGAATGGATCAGGTACAGCGACGAGCCGCAGTACGGCAGCTACTACGTGGCGGTCGATCTAGCGGGGTTCGAAGAGGTGGCCAAGCAGGCGGCGAATTCGAAGAAGCGCTTGGATGAGTCGGCGATCGCGATTGTCAAAGTGACCGAGGACGGGACGTGGTGGGTGAAGGAGATTCAGCACGGACGGTGGGACATCCGGGAGACGGCGGCGAAGATTTTGATGGCGATGCGCGACTACCGGCCGATGTCGGTGGGGATCGAGCGGGGGGCGCTAAAGAACGCGGTTTTGCCGTATTTGAGTGACTTGATGCGTAAGAATAATGTATATTCGCACATAGTTGACCTTACGCATGGCAACCGAAAGAAAGCCGACCGGATAATCTGGGGACTTCAGGGTCGTTTCGAGCATGGCCGCATTGTGCTAAACGAAGACGGCGACTGGGAAACATTCCTCGACCAACTGCTGCTGTTTCCTGCGCAGGGCGTACATGATGACTTGCCCGATGCATTGTCCTACATAGATCAGTTGGCCGTAACCTCTTACTTTGAGGACGACGCGGACGATGATTGGGAACCAATCGACGTGATCGCTGGAGTGTAAGATGGACCAAAACGACTTTGATCAGCCCGACGAGGCTGATAAAGAACTGGTGGCGTTTGTCACCGACCACTGCGACCGCTGGCGCGTCTACCGCGATACTAACTTTTTGCCGGATTGGGAAGAATACGAGCGTATCTTCCGCGGCCAATGGGCCATTCAAGACAAGACACGCGACTCTGAACGCAGTCGCATCGTCACTCCCGCGACACAACAGGCCGTAGAGACACGAAACGCCGAGATTATGGAGGCGATTTTCGGCTCCGGCGAGTTCTTTGACATCAAAGACGACATCCAAGACGTTAACGGTAACCCGATGGACGTCGAGATGATCAAGAATCAGTTGATGGAGGACTTCAAGAAGGACAAACTCCGCAAATCGATGGAACAAATCGAGCTGATGGCGGAGATTTACGGCACTGGCGTGGGCGAAATCATGGTGTCGATGGAGAAGGAGTACCTCCCAGCGACGCAGCCGATCCCCGGGCAGATGGGGCAGGCGGCCATTGGCGTGCTAGAAAAACCCCGCGTGTCGGTCAAGTTGGTGCCGGTGAACCCGAAGAATTTTTTGTGGGACCCGAACGGCACAAGCGTCGACGATTGCATGGGTGTGGCGGTCGAGAAGTACGTATCAATCCACAAGGTGGTGCGCAATATCGAGCGCGGCATCTATCGCAAGGTCAACATCACCCCGACCTACGAAGAGACGCAGTTAGAACCCACGCAAGAGATCAGTCAGTACCAAGATGAGAAGGTCAAACTGCTGACCTACTACGGTCTGGTGCCGCGTGAGTACCTGACAGGCAACGACGAAGACGTCGTTGAGCTGTTCCCGGAAGATTCAGCGGCAGAAGACTACCAAGACAGGGTCGAGGCGATCGTGGTGATCGCCAACGACGGGCTACTGTTGAAGGCGGAAGAGAATCCTTACATGATGAAGGATCGTCCGCTGCTGTCGTACCAGAACGACACGGTGCCAAACCGTCTGCCAGGGCGCGGGACGGTCGAGAAGGCGTACAACTCGCAGAAGGCGATCGATGCCGAGGTGCGCTCGCACCTGGACAATCTGGCGCTGACCTCTTCACCGATGATGGCGATGGATGCGACGCGTCTGCCGCGCGGGATGAAGTTCGAAGTGCGGCCGGGCAAGGCGCTACTGACCAACGGTAACCCGAACGAGATTCTGTTCCCGTTCAAGTTTGGTCAAACGAGCAATGACAACCTGGCCACCGCAGCGAAGTTTGAGAACATGCTGCTGCAAGCCACCGGCACGCTCGATTCACAGGGTATGGTGAGTCAAGTTGCACGCGATGGCGGCGGTGCGGGCATGTCGATGGCGGTTGCATCGATCATTAAGAAGTACAAACGCACGCTGGTGAACTTCCAAGAAGACTTCTTGGTGCCGTTCATCAAGAAGGCGGCGTTTAGATACATGCAGTTCGACCCCGAGCGCTATCCATCGGTGGATATGAACTTCGTGCCGACTGCGACGTTGGGCATTATCGCGCGCGAGTACGAGCAGGCGCAGTTCATCTCGCTGTTGCAGACCTTGGGGCCGAACACACCGGTGCTGCCGATCATCTTGAAGGGCATCGTGGCCAACAGCTCACTGTCGAACCGCATGGAGTTGATGTCAGCGCTCGATCAGATGTCGCAACCGAACCCAGAACAGCAGCAGATGGCGCAGATGCAGCAGCAGCTCGCACTGCAAGCAGCGCAGGCGCAGATTGCGGTCAATCAGACGCAGGCCGAACAGAACCGTGCAGAGGCCACGAAGACGTTGATCGAGGCACGATTGAAGCCCGTCGAGACGGAAGCGAAGATCATGTCGGCCACGACGCAGAACCTGCCGAATCAGGCGGATGTTGCCTCTAAAGAGTTCGACAAACGCGTCAAGGTCGCGGAGTTGATGCTCAAAGAAGCCGATATCAAGAACAAAACCAAGATTGTCGAGTTGCAGATGTCCAAAGCACGCGACGGTATAGCTGGGCTTGAGAACCAGTTTCTAGAAGAACTCAAGGAAGGGCTTAAATAATGGACATCGAAAAGGTTTTTGAACTCGACGACGACGATCTGACGTTAAAGAGCGCCGCCAACGCGGTCTACGAAGCACGCGAGATGCAGAAGAAACGCTTGAGCGACAATGTTCAGGCGGTTTTGCAGGCATTGACGCAAATGAAGTCGTCGATTGAAGGTAAGTACGACGATATTGCAGCCGCTCTCGAGAATCGCATCGCAAACATCCGTGATGGCGTCGATGGGCGCGATGGTGTCGACGGTCGACCTGGTCGTGACGGCCGTGACGGCAAGGACGGCGCACCAGGACGTGCTGGCCGCGACGGTGCGGCGGGTCGAGACGGTATCGACGGTCAAGATGGCGTGTCGGTCATCAATGCGTACCTTGATTTCGACAACAGCTTGGTGATTGAGCTGTCGAATGGCCGCCAAGTAAACGTCGGCGAGATTCTGCCGCCAGACATTTCCGATCGCTTGAAGGTCATCATCAATCAAGGTGCCAGCGGTGGTGGCGGTGGTGGGGCATCACTGCCTGATCAGACGGGCAACGCCGGAAAGTTTTTGACTACCGACGGCACGGATGCATCGTGGGGTACGCCCGCGGGCTCGGGCGACGTCGTTGGGCCTGCTTCAGCAACAGATAACGCGATTGCTCGGTTTGATAGCACGACCGGCAAGCTGCTTCAGAACTCAGTCGTCACGGTGTCGGACACCGGTGCGGTTGCTGGCGTGACGTCACTAGCTACTGCAACCTATGTTGACTTCAATACGTCGCCAACGGTCACTAATGCCGCTGGTCGACTGTACTGGGACAGCACACAGAAGACGTTGAGTGTTGGTTTGACGACCAACATCGCGGCTGACATTGGTCAGACTCTCTACGCTTACGTGACGAACGCTGAAGCGTCGACGATCAGCAAGGGTCAGCCGGTCTACATGTTCGCGGCGTCAGGGGATCGTGTATCGGTCAAACTTGCCTACAACACGGGCGACGCAACCTCTGCTAAGACGTTGGGTGTTTGCGCGGAAGATATCGCGGCCGGTCAAGCAGGCTTGGTCTTGTGCCAAGGCGTGCAAGACGGATTGGATTTGAGCGCGTATAGCCCTGGCGACACGCTATATCTGGGTGCAACTGCCGGCACACTGACTAGCACCAAGCCGTATGCACCTAATCATCTTGTCTATATCGGTGTAGTCGAGCGCGCTAATGCGGGTAATGGTCGTTTGTACGTGCGCGTGCAGAACGGCTATGAGCTTGATGAGCTGCATAACGTCTCAGCGCAAAGCCCGTCGAACGGTCAGGTGTTGATCTATAACGCAACGACCAGTTTGTGGGAGAAGAACACAATTACCGCAGGCAGTGGCATCACGGTCACTAATGGTGCCGGGTCGATTACGATTGCATCGTCTGGCGGTGGTGGTACCGGTGATGTTGTTGGCCCTGCTTCATCGACCGACAATGCGGTGGCTAGGTTCGATGGTACGACAGGCAAGCTGGTACAGAACTCATCGTTTGTCGTTAACGACAGCGGCGAGGTGACGACAGGTGTCTGGAAAGGCACTGAGGTCACCGTGCCTTACGGCGGCACGGGTGTGTCGACCTTGACTGGCATTGTTAAGGGGAATGGTCAGAGCGCGTTCTCTGCGGCGACTGCTGGTACCGATTACTTAGCGCCACCCTCTGGCACCGCGATTCTGAAAGCAAACAGTGGCGGCGCTTTGGCGAACGCCACTGCGGGCACCGATTACCTCGCTCCTCCGTCTGGTACAGCAATTCTGAAAGCAAATAGCGGCGGCGCTCTTGCTAACGCCACTGCTGGTACTGACTATGTTGCTCCAGGGGGCGCGTTAGGTACACCTTCTAGTGGCACATTAACAAACTGTACAGTTGATGGCACTGTATCTGTTGGTTATAGAAACATACCGCAGTCTGGGTCAGATAAGACTACGTCATATTCATTAGCGACTACCGATATCGGTAAATTTATTGGTGTTGGAACAAGCGGTTCGGTTACGATCCCTAACTCCACTTTTGCTGCTGGCGATGTCGTCTCTATCTTCAACAATACGTCAGGCAACATTACGATTACCTGTTCTATTACAACCGCCTATATCGCAGGCACAAACACGGATAAGGACACAATGACGTTAGCAACAAGAGGTGTTGCAACGATCCTATTTATCAGCGGCACAGTCTGCGTTGTTTCAGGAAACGTGTCATGAGTGGCATTATGGCGATGCTGCTTGGCCGTGTTGTTAGCGGCGGCGGTGCATTAACCATCATCGAAACTTTCACTGCCAGCGGGTCGTGGACTTGCCCTGACGGTGTGACGCAGGTTGACTACCTTGTTGTTGCTGGCGGTGGTGGCGGTGGTAGCCCTTCTACAGGTACGCAAGGGCATGGCGGTGGCGGTGCAGGCGGTTTTCGTACCGGTACTGGATTGTCGGTTACTGCGGGCACGACCTATACCGTTACAGTTGGCGGTGGCGGCGCGGTAAATGCTGCGGGTTCAAACTCGGTCTTCAGCACGATTACTTCTAACGGCGGCGGTTTAGGCTCAGACGCAAGAACAACCCCCGGCGGTAACGGCGGTTCTGGTGGCGGTGGTTCAGCGGGTAGCGCAGGCGCGAGTGCAGGCGGTTCTGGTAATACGCCATCGGTATCCCCATCACAGGGCAGCAACGGCGGCACTGCGTTTAGTAACGGATCAAACGGTTACGGTGGTGGAGGCGGCGGCGCTAGTGCAGTAGGCGCTACAGCGACAAACGGCGTTGGTGGTAATGGCGGCGCTGGTACTTCATCATCTATTTCTGGTTCTAGTGTTACTTATTCTGGTGGCGGTGGTGGCGGTGCAGCTACTGGAACGTCCGGTACTGGCGGTGCAGGGGGTGGGGGCACTGGAGCAGGTAGCCCGTCTTCTTCTGCTGGCACGACAAATACAGGTGGCGGCGGCGGTGGCGGCGGGAACAGTAAGAGTGGTTCCGCTGGCGGTTCTGGCATTGTCATCATCAAGTACACCCCACCAACAACTAACATCCTACGCTTTACTGGCTCATCTCAATGGACTTGCCCAACCGGCGTGACCAGTGTTGATTATTTAGTCGTGGCTGGTGGTGGTGGGGGCGGTACATCTGGCGATAGAACTGGTGGTGGTGGCGGTGCTGGTGGATTTAGAACTGGCACTACATTAAGCGTAAGTGCAGGAACTGCTTATACGATTACTGTTGGTGGTGGAGGAGCCGCATCAACTTCTGGCGGTGATTCGGTATTTGGTTCAATAACTTCTACTGGCGGTGGTCGTGGTGGCTCTAACACTTTAGGTGCTGGAAGTGCTGGCGGCTCTGGCGGTGGGGCTTATCACGGGAGTAATGGATCATCTGGAAATACGCCAGCAACTACCCCATCACAAGGTAATAATGGTGGTAATGGTTATAACAGTGGAAACGCAAACGCAAATTTTGGTGGTGGTGGGGGTGGCGGTGCGTCTGCTGTTGGAGAAAATGCGCAGTCATCCTCAACTGGTGCGGCTGGTGCCGGTGGGGCAGGAACTGCGTCATCAATTTCAGGCTCGTCAGTAACGTATTCTGGTGGCGGTGGTGGTGGTGCTGAAGCCAATTCCGGGACACCTAATTATTCGGCTGGTGCTGGCGGTTCTGGTGGTGGTGGCAACGGGGGGAAAAATGCTGCCGGAAGTGCTGGAACGACAAATACTGGCGGTGGAGGCGGCGGTGCTGGTGGTAATCCTAGTGGATTTTCTGGCGGTGCTGGTGGGTCTGGTGTTGTCATTATTAAAATGAATAACAGCGGAGGTTCACCGGGAACACTATCAAGCGTTGAGTATTTAGTTGTAGCAGGTGGCGGTGGTGGTGGTGGAGATATTGGTGGTGGTGGCGGTGCTGGTGGATTTAGGACAGGTACAGAAACAGTTGCTGTTGGTTCTACATATACTGTAACCGTTGGTGCTGGTGGTGCTGGTCAAAGCGGATCAGCTAGTAACGGAACGAATGGATCAAACTCTGTATTTTCTACTGTTACGTCAACTGGTGGCGGTGGTGGTGGTGGTCGTGTTATTAATACATCCGGCGGTTCAGTTGGGCAGAATGGAGGTTCTGGGGGTGGTGGTGCTGGGGCAGCTACTCAAGGCGGTGGTGCTGGAACCGGAAATACCCCGTCGACTACCCCATCACAAGGTAATAATGGTGGTGCTGGAGATGGCAGTAATGCTGGCGGTGGAGGTGGTGCAAGTGCTGCTGGTCAAGCATCTGGCTCTACAGGTGGCAATGGGGGAGCAGGAACGGCATCTTCTATTTCCGGTTCATCAGTAACGTATGCAGGTGGTGGAGGTGGAGCTAGATATAGCTCCGGAACAAACGGTACTGGTGGCGCTGGTGGTGGCGGTAATGGTGGGTCAGGCGGTAGTGCAGGAACTGCGAATACTGGTGGCGGCGGCGGTGGTGGATCATGGGTAAGTTATGGCACTGCTACTGGTGGCAACGGCGGGTCTGGTATTGTAATTATTCGATACCCAGATAGTTATGCGCTAGCATCTTCTACTACTGGTTCACCAACAGTTACGACAAGTGGTGGGTATCGTATTTACCAATGGACTAGTAGCGGATCAATTACTTTCTAAAACCTTATGACTAAAAAAATATATCGTTTTTATGGCATTGATGTTGCAATGCAAATGTTGCGTCCAGATGCCAAATGGGAAATTAGTAATGGAATTTTTACTCGTTGGGATGATCCTCGTCCTTGTCCAAGTATAGAAGAAGTATATTGGGCAATGGATAAAATTAAAGAGTTTGAGGAAAGCATCCCGACCATTTGGTTGCCCGAGCAATTGGAGCAAAAGAAAAAAGACGAGGAAGAATTTGAAAGGGCGATTGCATGAATATGCACAACCTATTTCCTACGCCAATCGGTATGTTCGACTTAGACCGAGAATTTACCGATGAGGAACTGTTGTTTGTTCGCGGTCAGGAAACTAGAGCGAATGAGGGCAATACGACTAGCGTAAACAACTTTGTGCTGCGTGATCCGGTAATGACTTCTTTACGGGATTGGGTAGAGGGCTGCATTGCTGAATACTTTAAAGCGACTAGCGACCCAAAACATGATGTAACTCTACGAATCACACAGTCTTGGTTTAACTATTCAGAGCAAGGTCAGTGGCATCACAAGCACGCTCATCCGAATAGCTTTGTGTCTGGTGTGTTCTATCTGAATACTAATCCTGATGACCGTATTTATTTCTATCGTTCAGGCTGGCAGCAAATAAAGTTTCCACCTGAAAACTGGAACTTGTACAACTCGGAATCGTGGTGGTTTGAGGCGGTAAAAGGGCGGCTGATTCTGTTTCCTTCGTCGCTTGAGCATAATGTGCCAACAATACAAGGTGAAGATGTACGGATTAGCATGAGTTTTAATACGTTCCCTGTTGGCATTGTTGGGGATGAAATGTCGTTGACAGGTTTGAAATTGGAGGCGTAATGGCACACTTTGCAGAATTAGACAGCAATAACGTTGTATTGCGTGTGATTGTTATTGATAACAAAGATACAAGCGATGCTAATGGTATTGAGAAAGAATATATAGGTGCGGCTTTCTGTGAAAGGCTGTTTGGTGGTACGTGGAAGCAAACCAGCTATAACGCCAGCTTCCGTAAGCATTACGCCGGCGTCGGCTACACCTATAACGCTGTTCGCGATGCATTCGTCCCCCCGCAGCCTTACCAGAGCTGGACGTTGGACGATGATGCTAATTGGCAACCGCCAGTGGCCATGCCGACTGACGGTGGCATGTACTCATGGGATGAGACAACCCAAACTTGGACCGCAGAATAATGGACCCAAAATTACAAAAATACTATGAAGAGCGATTTGCCATGATGGCAACGCAGGGATGGTTAGATTTGCAAGAAGATATCGATAATATAATAGCTTCCTTGCAGAACATTTCTGTGATAGAAGGCGAAAAAGATTTACAATTTAAGAAGGGCGAATTGTCCATTCTCACTTGGCTGAAAAACCTAAAATCGGTCAGCGAACGAGCATATGAGGATTTGAATGCGCCGAATGTATGAGTTTCTCTGCGAAAGCGGAGTAAAGATCGAGCGACTTGCTGATTATGAGCAGCAAATCGTTTGTTGTATGTGTGGCAAGTCAGCCCGCCGCACAATTTCGAGTCCGAATTTCAAGCTCGAGGGGTGGTCAGGTCATTTTCCAACTGCGTATCACCAGTTTGACCGAAAACATCGCGAAAAGTTAGAATCGGAACGCAAAGCAAACGGATAAACCCACGCGGCCCCGTTTAATCCTGGGAACCAAAAGATGGCAGGAAAAGGAAACCAAACATGTTGATTGACAAAGACCCTGAGATGCCTAGCGAGTTGGAGGCAGAGGAAGCGAAACTACCCGAAGCAGTAGCCGAGTCTAAGCCGGAATTACCGGATCGGTACCGAAATAAGTCGCTTGAGGACATCATCAAGATGCATCAAGAGGCCGAAAAGGTCATCGGAAGACAGGCGCAAGAAGTCGGGGAAGTGCGGAAACTGGCAGACGAGCTAATCAAGCAGAATCTCGGCGCGCGGCAAACAACTGTTGAAAAAGAAGAGCCGGAAGTAGATTTCTTCGACGACCCGAAGAAGGCGATTCAGAAGACGATCGAAGCGCATCCTGACGTGCTGGCCGCCCGCGAGGCGTCCGCACAGTTCAAGACGCTACAGGCAAGGCAAAAGCTGGCGCAGACACATCCTGATTTTGAGCAATTGCTCCAAAGTGAGGACTTTGCAAACTGGGTTAAGTCGTCCCCAGTGCGCATTGGGTTGTACGCCAAAGCAGACAGCCAAGCTGACTTCGATTCGGCGAACGAATTGTTTTCTACCTACAAAGAATTGCGCAACATTCGTGGTGAGCAGGCCAAACAGCAGGCAACTGCTGCGCGCCAGCAGACCATGAAGGCCGTGCAAGTCGACAGTGGTGGAACCGGGGAGAGTTCGAAGCGAGTTTACCGACGTGCTGACCTTATTCGGCTGAAAATGACGGACCCCGCCCGATACGATGCGCTGTCTGAAGAAATTATGGCGGCATATCAGGAGGGAAGGGTCAAATAAACTTTTGACCTCAAGGAGTTAAACATGGCTAATACAGCTTTTTCCCCAGCAAATAGTGTTACCCCAACAACAGCAGCAACATTCATTCCAGAGATTTGGAGTGATGAGATTATTGCTGCCTACAAGAAGAACCTCGTTCTGGCCAACCTGGTCATGAAGATGAACTTCAAAGGCAAGAAGGGTGACACCGTCCACATCCCAGCACCGACCCGTGGCTCCGCATCGGCCAAAGTATCGACCGACGCAGTGACACTGATCGCTGCAACTGAATCCGAAGTCCAGGTATCGATCAACAAGCACTATGAATATAGCCGCTTGATCGAGGACATCGTCGAGGCGCAGGCGCTGAACTCGCTGCGTCAGTTCTACACTGCCGACGCTGGTTATGCACTGGCTCGCCGTGTTGATACTGATCTGGTGCAGCTCGGCCG